TTTCACGGAAGCGGTCAAACTCTTCGTTGACCATCAAATATTGCGAATCATCGACGATATACGTCTTCATGCTGGCACGCTTCAACGCGCTCTCGATGGTGGTATAGGTCGCGTTCTTGACCACCTTGAAGTCACCCTTAAACGGGAGCCGACCCTTCTCGACCGACAGGATGCCGGTGGTCGCTGGATCCAAATTGCGGATGGAATAGGTCTTTCCGCTGCCGGATTCACCGATTATCAGTACTGGGATTGCCATTCTTTTCCTCCTTATTCTCGTAAAATTCACACGGCACGTCATAGAACGGGTCTTTTGCATACGGGGACTGCCATTTCTTACAGGACATATACAGCCACTCGTTCCGCTCCCAAATGTGCCGATAGATGCAGTCGGTGCAGGACCGCTCGTCAGCCATTCTTCCGCACCTCCTCGATGTTGTCGCAGTGCATGATGATCTCCTCCGCGTAGTTGCGAATGATGTCTTCGTTCTTCCGCAGCATCCCGAGGGTCTTGATCGCACGGCTCAGCGACATGATCCGGTCGAACTCCTCGACCAGCTTCTCACCAGCTGTTGTGCTCATTGCTCTTCACCACCTTTACGATGAACGCCACCACGCCGATCAGAATCGCGATCAGGCTGAACACCTCGCTGGCCATGAGGAGGCACGCAAGGACGATGCCGATTGTCCCGAGAACCTTCATTTGACCACCTCCGCGTTTACGCTCCACCCTTCGTTCAGGCACGTATGCCGGAAGGCAAGGAAGATGGCCTGCTGGGTGCTGTGGGCATGAACATAGCGTTCTTTCCGCGTGATCCGTTCGCCGAAAACCCACTCGAAGGCTTCGACTCTATACAGCCTCTTTTCCTTTGCCATTTTTGCCCCTTTCGTAGTACTTCACGGCCTGTCTCAGCCTGTTGTTCTCCGTCCGCAGCTGCGCCCGGTCCTTCTTCAACGCCTCGATCTCCAGATGCAACACTTCGATTTCTCCGTCGGCCTTCGCCCGGATCTCTCGCGCCCATGCCAGCGCCCGGTCGTGCTCTTTCTCCATCTTCTCGAGGCCGATCTTGTAGCTGTCCCGCTCGTTCAGCGTCTCCTTGATCCATTCATCGGTCACGATCCTCAGCCCCATCACCGCACTTCCTTTCCCTGCATGAACTGAATGAACGCGCGTCTCGGGATTAACACCCGGCTCCCGATCACGATCACGGGAAAGCCGAGCTTCTCCGGGCACTCCCGCGCCTTCTGCCGGATGCTCTGCGGGTTGATGTGCAGGAACGCGCCCACCTGGAGCGGGGTAAGGACTTCCTCGCGGATGTTTTCGATATCAGCGAATGTCATCGGCCGCATCCCCCTCAGCGTTCGATTCTTCGCGTTTTTTGTCTCTGGCTATATGCATCTGTTCGATGTGAGCAAGCTGGGCGGGCGATAACACCCTCTTGGTCGGGTCGGTGCCGAATCTATACGGGTAGAGATTGCAAGTCGGACACCCGCAATGTTTAACTTCCTCATACGAACCGCAACAGCAATCAAGGCAGTGGGCGCGAACCACTTTCAACAGATCGGATTTTGTCATACTCTCCTCCTTTCGTATCCTCTCAGTTTACTCTTTGCCGAAAAAAACAAAGCCCGGGTCTTTGATGCCGAGATATTCTATAAGGGTATTTGCATCTTCAATGCCGAGTTTGCCTTCCCGAAGACGTTTTAAAAGCGTAGGTCTGCTGATATGAAGAGCATCGGCGACCTCTGCCATCGTCTTACCTGCACGGGTTATTTCTGCGCGGATATTTGCCTCTGAGTACATCTGTTCACCTCCCTTCATTCCACATGGATGGTTTCATAGTTTCCATCGAAAATGCTGTAGTTTTCCGGCTCGCTGGCCATCTTTTCCGCCTTCGTCCTCTCGGCCTTATATGCGTTGTATTTCTGCCGGTATTCATAGCTCTTGCCGAAGATGTTCCATGCGGCTTTGACCACGTTCGGCTCATATGGCCGGATTTTTTCGAGGTCATCAATGGCCTTGTAGCTTATCGGACAGCCGCAGCATCCCGTTCTGGTAAGACCGTAGACCTCATATGCGTCCGAGTATCTGAGGCCGTAGGTCTCTTTGTACCATGCCTTGTCTTTATCGCTGACATAGTACAGAGGCCGGAGCCGGAATTGGCCGTTCCCGGTTTCCGTGAAACACAGGCTTGTGTTGTCCTGTCTTGGTACGGATCGCATCCCGCCCTCGTCGCGCCGCTCGCCGGTGATGATCATGTCATATCCCTTTTGCACAGTGTGGGCGAGGTTCTTTTTGCAGTAGGTGCAACAATCGGCGGAGATCTGAAAGTCCGGCGGACATTCCTTGATGAAATCCAGCATATACTTCGAGGAGTTGATCACGAGCTGGATGTTCGGTCTCGGCTCCCCGGCAGAATTGCAACAGCAGAGGAAATTGATCACGCTCTCGCAGTTGGGATAGCGTTCCTTCAGCTCCTTCCGCTTCGCCGCCTTATCCTCGGCCTCCGCGTATTCGTCCGCTATGGTCAGCGGGACCTGTTTCTTCTGCCATTGGTTCAGACCGCCGCTCATGATCTTCGAGACGAAGGGGATGCCGTAGGTCCTCGCCGCCTGTACGATTCCGACCTTTGGCCGGAAGGTTTCGATGTCCACTCCGTATTTGGCCGCCGCATCTGCAACGTGGTCCTTCGTGGCCTTCATTTCAAGGCCGGTGTTGAAGAAGGCATACTTGACCGCCGGGAGCTTGTGGATCTCGCGCACTCGCTCGATCAGATCGATGAGGAGGTCGCTGTCAGATCCGCCGGAATATGAGCAGATAGCGTTCGGATGCTCGCGGAGCCTCCGGGCGATGATGCCCTCGATGGCCAGGAACTTCAGCGGAGGGTCATAATCCGCATAGGCTGGCCGGTCTGTATATACTCGGCTGCGATAAGGTTCATTCATTTTTTGCACCTCCTTGGTAAACTCTGACGATACCATTGTAAAGGGTGCTTAGTATCCTGTCAAGATACTTTTGCAAAAAGTCAAAAATAATATTGTATCTTCACAGGTTATATGATAATCTTGGAATTACAGAGAGGTGACAAAGCATGACAACAGGAAAGAGGATAGCGATATATAGAGAGCAGGCAGGTCTCCGGCAGACGGAGCTTGCTGAGAAAATCGGGATATCAAAACAGCTCCTGTGGAAGTATGAGACCGACCGGATCACCAACATCCCGCTCGAGAACATCGAAAAGATTGCTTCTGCGCTCGGTGTTGACCCGTCTGTCCTTACTGGCTGGGAAGAGGAAGAGCCTGCGGATGAAACGGACACCCTCCTCGAGGAGCTTCGCACCCGTCCCGAAATGCGTATGCTTTTCGAGACAAGCAAGAACATGACCCCGGAGCAGATCCGGACGGTCGTAGCGATGCTCGAAGGCTTCAAAAAATAAGATAACCCCCCAAAGAGTCCGTTTTATTGTACACTTCCGATGTCATAATGATATCGGAGGTGATTTTATGGCATGGATTGACTTGCTTTTGCCGATGGACGAGTGCGACTTTTTCGTCCGGCTGGTACCGTTCCCGCCCGGCCCGATCCACGGCGCGACGGCCACGAACCCCGACGGGACGTACTCCATGTACATCGATGCCAACGCCCCGCCGGAGATCCAGCAGCGGGCGTACTGGCACGAGTATGAGCATCTGGCCTACGATGACTTCGACAACGGCAAACCGATACAGGAGATTGAGGATATATGACTTGCTCGAAATGTGGCTCAGAATTGCACGAGGATGCCCTGTATTGCCATCGGTGCGGCCGGGCTGTGAACTATGCCCCGGCGCGGAGAAAACGCGGTAACGGCACAGGAACGGCCTACAGACGCGGCGATACATGGACCGCGCAAATAACCGACTACCACTATGTCGACAAAGACGGCAAGGTGCACCGCAAATATCGCACGAAGGGCGGGTTCCGGACGAAACGGGATGCGCTGGCCTACTGCGCCGTCCTGAAGGGGAGTGATGCGCGGAAGGTGCCGACATTGCTCGACCTCTATACCGTCTGGGAAGAAACGGATCTCCCTCTGCTGTCAAAGGATAAGCAGTCAGCATACCGGAAGGCCCGGG